TTATTCGCACTTTTACCACCACCACCAGCACCAGCGATAACTAAAAATTCTATATTATATATTGCTACTTTAACACCACCAGATCCAAACCCTAAAACTTGATAGCCAAATGATTTTCTTTTTTTTGATTGTATATTTTTTGTGCTTTTACTTGATATGAGTTTATCTTTTAAATCTCTCATAATTATGCGTCATTAGATGCGTCAGTTGTAAAGAATATTTTAATACCAAGAAGCCTACAATCGCCTGTAAATGTATCGTTCCCTGTACCAGCGTTTCTTTTTACTTGAAAATAACATAATTGATCTACTGCTGGAGAACCAGCGATTGTAACTGCACCACTAACAGGGCTAACTTGTTGATCTTCTACTGTTCCTATACCAGCATCTAATACTTGTATTGCTGTTCCATAAGCAGTATCAATGGTATCACTATCTCCACACGCTACACCCTGTAATTCTATTGCACAGTTACCTGTATTGGTATTGCTTGGAGTCCAAAAAAATTGAAAAGTTACTGTACCCTCATTCCATGATTTAGGAAAAGCTACTGAAAATTGTGCATATTCATCTGTATTTGGATCAAAATCTAATACTTTCATATCAGGTCTTATTGCTTGTGTTTCAACTTGTTGTGGATCAGCACCATTAGTTGTTGTACCATACATAGCAGAAGCTGGAACCCACATAGTTTCTAAACCAGCCTGTTTTAAAGTACCAGCACCAGCTAATTTATTTAATTCTGCACCTGTTGAAGTTACTGCTGTTCCACCATAATTTAAGTTACCACTTCCAATAACTATTTCTCCTGTTCCTTTAGGAGTTAATTCAATACCAATATTTGTATCATCTCCTGTAGCAGATAAAATAGGATTATTTCCTGTTGAATTATTTGTAATAGTTAATTCATTAACTGCACTTGCTGTTTCTACAAATTTTAAAAGTTCTAAAGTACCATCTCCAATAGCATTACCATTAACATCTAATTGACCACCTAATTGTGGAGAAGTATCATTTACTAAATCTGCTACAACTGAACTATCTGTCCAATCAACAGTATTCGCTGTTGTGTTAATTGTTGCTAAATTTATATCAGCACCCCCGTCATAAAATTTTAGAATATGAGCAGTTGCACCACCAGATGTATCTAGCCAAATCGTTCCAGCTACTGCACCACTTGGTCTTGATGTACCTGAATTAGATGTATTGATTGCAGATAAAACATCATTAATGTCTGATCTAACTGTGGGAAATGAAGCGTTTGCTATGTTATAATCGTGTTGAGCCATATTTGTTTTATACTCCTTTTAAAACCCTTTTGCAATAAAATCAAATGTTCTTGATACATTTGTTCCACTTGAATTTTTAAATAAAACATCAAAACCATTAATTGTTTTATTAGATACTGTAAAGAAATCTCCTGTAGCCATGTCTTCGCCTGTAATTCCTACAGCATAATTAACAGATTTATATGGGTTTGTAAATGTAACAGTTTTAGTTCCAGCACCAGACGATATATCGTTTCCACTAAATATTCTATCTTCCATATCTACTGAAATTGATACTTCTTCTACTACAGGAGTTGAAGCTAGATCACTTGAAGTTAAAACAACTCTAAATTTAAAATATCTAGCAGTATAGTTACCTATTACAAAGTTTTGAAAAGATGTGTATGTAGAGTTATCATCACTTGTTGCAATCTCAATATGAGCATTTGAGTTAGCTGGTGTATCTCCATCAAAGTTAGAATTTTGTGAATCAAACAATCCTGATCTACTATCAAATAAATCATCTGGGTTATCAGAAGTTTGTTTTAAAGTAGCTGTTAATCTGCAAGTATGTTTAGCACCTATATCAACTACATCTTCAAATTCATAATTACCACTTGCATAAAAATCTGCATTAGCAACACCCGAATCAAAAAATCTAGTTGTTTCTGCATCAAAGTTTCCACTAGCTGAATCAAATAATTCTGATGAATCTAATCTTAAAGTTCCATCTACAATAGCTGTATTTGTTAATGTTCCATCAAAATCAGGGTGTTCTGATACAGAAGTTATTGAATTAAAATTTTGTACTGCTGTAACATTAGAAACTATTGCAGTTGCATTAGAACTAAAGTTACCTAGTTTATCTACTGCTTTAATTAAATAAGTTCCAACTCTTGCTGGTACATTTATAGAAGTTGCTGGTCTTGATACTTTTTCTACTAAAGATACAGAGTTTGCCCAATCTCCTGTACCATTTGTTAATGTTGAATATCTAATTTGGTAATATGCTAAATCAAGATCAGGTATTTGTGTCCATGATAAGTGAGCCTCTTGTCCTAAAATATTACAAGAAAAATCTGTTACATCTGCTGGTGGTTCAATCGCACCTACAATAGTTCTATTTGCTGTTACATAAGTAGAACTTACTCCTAAACTATTAACAGCTTTAACTCTTACATTATAAACTTTTTGGTCAATTACATTTAAAACTCTGTGATTTAATCCTGAGCCTTGTGCATAAATAATATAATCTGAATCTGTACTTAATTTGTATTCTACTTGGTAGTAATCAACAAAGCTATCAGGAGAAGCACCTATTGATACATCTAAAGCTACGATTACAGTTCCATCATTATATTCTACTAAAGTATCATCTAAAGTAACACTTGCTGGTGGTTGAATTGTAAATGGATTAGGTAAATTAGTTGTTGGTACTGTTGTTGCTTGTGTTTTTGTAGCCCAAGTATAATGACTAGCCTGATATTCAACAAGTGATAATCCTACTGTTAAATCTCTGTTGAAAGTAATTCCAAGAACTCTAAATGGTTTAGCAGAAAAACCAATACTTGAATGTGTGATATTAACTATATCTCCTATCGCTAAATCATAACCATTAAAATCAACGTTAATACCTAAAGATAATGCTTCTCTACTTCTTCTAAGTATTACCTCTGCCATTTCTTCTGCTTGATATTTTGATGTTAATGTTGTGAAATTAAATCTACCCTCTAATAAAAATCCACCATCAACAGTTTTCATTGTTGCGTGTTGATCTGCACTTGGTAATCCTGAATCATCAATAGGTGGAAACTGTACTTCATCAACTTGATAGTTACGATCTGGGTTCACAAATCCAACTATAACTCTATTGTATCTGTCATTCTTTGTAGGTGTTGATAATGAATAACCACCTATAATATTATCTTCTGTTAAAGTGATACTTGCACTTCCTGTTGTTTCAATAATTAAATTATATTTACCAGCATTATAAGGTAAGTAACCTCTACAACCTTTTAAGAACTCTCTAACATTATCTATGATAGGTTTTGAAGTATCTAATGCAGTATTACAATCAAAAATATTTATATCACTACCACCTGAATATGGTGTTACTTGTGTTACACAAACTTGTGAAGCATCATAAAAAGATTGTAAATCTATTTCACTTACTGCTAATCCTTTTCCATATCTAGCATTAGTTAAATAGTCTAACAAGCACCATGCTGGATTAGTTTGATAACTTGCAGATTGTTCAACTAAACTTGAATTATATGTTTTAACTTTCTTACCTTGTATCTTTGCTTGTACTTTTGGTATTCCTGTGAATGCATCAGAGTTCCATTTAAACCTTAATGCTAAATAACATAAGCCAGATAATTTATGATTACTTCCCCAAGATGATAATGTTGATAATAAACTAGATGCTGATTGTCCGTCAGTTCCATAATGAGGCTCTACTCTGATTAAACTTTCTGCACTTGAACCCTCAACAGTTGGGTCTGCTTTATAAAAATTACTATCTCCACTTCCTACTTCTATTTCTGTTCCATCTGATAAAGAACTTGCCCAAGTAACAGCTTTATCATCTACTCTTATTTCTTCTATATCGTTTATCTCTCCCTCTGCCATAACGATAGCCATATATAAGTAAGTGTTATCTGTGCCAGAAGTTTCCATAAAAATTCTAACTCCCCCTGTAAGTCTTTCTCCATAAATTACAGGAATATTAGCGTCATTAGATTGTTTATTAATTAAAATACCTTTTTCAAAATCATCAAATTCATTTGTTGCAAAATCAGGAATATCAGGTGCTTTAGGTCTTAAAGCCCAACTTAAAAATAAAGATATACCTAAAGATACTAAAGGGTTTCCACCAGCTATAAAACCACCAATACTAGAAGCAACACTACTTACAGCACTAACAACACTACTTACTATTCCACCCATTATATATCCTTAACTATCATTCTTTTAATTTGATTATCTTCTACTCTTAACCAAGTAAAATTATCTTTAATACCTTTAAATTTGTAAGCCATATTAACACACCATTTAAAAATTTTTCTAACATTTGTTAAAGCGATAAATTCTACAAATACTAAATTAGTACCAGAATTCCATTCAGTATATTTTATCTTAGCTGTTTTCTTAAAATGATTAAAAGCATAATCAGATAAATAAGCCCAATTAGTAAAGCCAACTAATTTATCATTATGATAATGTTTTTTATATTGATTTAAAAATATACTTGGTTTGATGTGATGTTGTAA